ACAATCGATAGAACTACAAACAATTAATTTAATATGGTCTAATTCTAAGCTATCCGGGCAATGTTTATTGAGAAAATCTAAATCTTCTTTGATTAGCTTCTCGTATGCGTTTTTATCAATCTTTATGCTCATATCTTTTCTGTTATTAGTTAATCTTCATATTCATCATCATCTAAATCAAGCCAATCATCATCACAATTACAATCACACTTTAAATAGGCTCCACATTTATCGCAGTAAGGTATTAATGCAAAGAACCATCCTATCGCCCAATACCAAAAACCTATCTCTATTGCAAACCTTTTCCAATTAGCCGCATATTCACCTCGACTAATTCTGATATACGGAAAAAAGTGAATAACATTTGGAATCCGCCCTGCTTTAAATTGTATTTTCTTCATATTTTCATTGTTATTAATTAAAATACCGACTACATTTAAATCCTTTACGTGGTGAGAAGTCCGCAAAATCAAACGACTTGAACCGTGCCTTTTTATTCACCCACGAGGCAAAGTCCTTCTCATACTGCACCGGAATCCTTTCGTTATCATAGTCACGATAGCATTGAACGAATGGGGCAATGCCTAATTCCGCCAACTTTGTTACCCGGTAATAATCTTCTTCTGGTGTACTCCAATATCCGATCAGGACATAGCACGAGATTTTATAGCGTTTTACCTGCTTTATCATAGCTTTCAGATTTGGCAGAATATTGTCTTTCGGATTATCCCAAGCAATATGAATACTACTACCCTTCAATCTCATTGAATTGAGAGCGCTAGCTTGCTCTTCGTTCATTATCCTTACGTCTACTCCGTGAAGATTAACAGGCTGTTTGGTAGCATTCAGAAACGATACAGCATCACGCCATTGGGGATTAGCAAAGAAATTGTTATCTAATACTTCAATGTGTTTCCCTGCCGGATTTAATTCCATTGGGAAAGCAGGGGCAATCTTTCCCTCTTTTCTCCTAACTACGCAAAATGGGAAATTTCGAATACATCCACGTGAAAAAAACTCAATACTAAATTTGTGCATTGGATAGAGAGAGTAATCGGGATTTGTAACGTGATCAACTTCTTTGGGTAACTTTGAGACTATATCATACCCCGTTCCACCTCTTACGACTTCATCTGCCTGTATTACCCTACCATCATCTTCCGTGAATGTAAACACCTTACTCATATACACTTTATCATAGCGTTCTATTCCAGAATACCACTCAACCGTATCACCTTGTGTTTTATGGTAAGTGGACAACTTCATTAAAGCCAAATTCGGGAAATTATGTCCATCAACATCAATAAGTCCGATTTTACTCATAATTTTATTGCTCTTCGTTAATAACTTCATCTTCACTTTTTACAGGCTTCTTCACCGGAACTCGGATCGCCTTTTCTGTAAACTTACTCGATAGATACTGTTTCGCTTCGATCCAACTTGAAAAGTGCAAATCTGGATCAGTGTAAAGTGACAGGATCGTTTCGTTTAGTTTGTCGAGTGCTCCGTATGAGCTTGAATTTATCGTGCCGTCTAAAGGTGAAAACTTGGCAACTAAGCCGTTATAATTCTCTGAAACAAATCGGTCGATATACTTCCGATTCCGTTCATTTGCTTCGGTCCGCTCTGCGGGAACGTCGTGCAAATAGTTTGTGTTTGATAGTTTTCTAATCATATTAAAATCCTTCTAATCGTTTTTGTCCGTGCATTTCGTCCACCTTGTACTGTGGTAGTTTCCGTTTTGGTTTTACATACTCGAAATGTCGTTCTGCTTCTGATAGATCATAGAACATTTCTTTGATTTCGTCCGGTAATACTTCTTCTTCGTCATCATCGGGCATCGGATCAGCAACCCGGAGAAAGCAGCCTAAAATGTACTGCATGATTTCGTATGTACTCTTGAAATGGTAGTCGGTTTTGATCTTGTCTAGTCGCCGCCATTGGTCCAGATCGACGCGAACCGGAATTTTCTTGAAATAGACGAATTTCTTTTTTCTTCTTCGCATAGTTTCATTGTTTTAATTATCTTCTACTAGCTCCGTTCAAGTCCAAAACGTTGAACATCTCGTTTATTCGGTCCGCGATATACGCGCCGTAAATAGTCTGTATTTCCTTGATCGTTAAATTTGTCGTTACATGGGTTATCGCTTCATGTCTCAACTCGTACCGACATTGGAAAATATACTGCATCACGTTCAACTCAGTGCCGAAATACTTCGCCGGGGTTGGTTCTCGTCCTAGTTCATCGAAACAAATCATTCGCGGCGCACCGTTGTTGTACGTGTACAACTCTAGCGCATCCTTTCCACGCATTGAAAAGCTATTCGCAATGAAGGAAGCCGAGTCTATCCTAAAACCGCCGACTGGATAACCGCCCTTCGCTTTGCCACGTGTGAAATACCAGTATCGGTTTAAAATCTGCATGATAGTACTTTTCCCGGTCCCAATATCACCCCTCAACAATAGCCCTTTGTTTGTATCTAATTTACCACGTCCTTCTGTATACAAAAAGAGTTGATTCATTAGGTTCTTATTGGAGTCGTCAATCTTAAAATCGGGACAAACGTACTTACAACACGCTTTAAACCATTCCGGGCGTTTCCCTATTTCTATCGGCTCATCATAATACGGTAGTCCGTATGATAGTATCGCCGCTATCGGTAGAGTTTGTTTGCTTCTTGTTTCCATATTCATTTTTATTGTTTTTCAGTTCAAAGAATCCCGCCCAATTATTTGCAATCGCTTCATTTATGATTTGAGATGCAATCGCCGGATTATCTTTGCTCAATTTAACTAATTTGCTGTAACACGCTTTAAGCGACTTTTCCGATTTGTAATTTTCCCGTCTGTCTTTTTTGTATTCAAGCCAAAGAATAAACGTCTCTAAAAACTCGTTAGATATAAAATCAAAATCTCCATGAGAGACTTTAGAGAGTATATTTTCGTTTGGTTTCTGTTTTAGTTTATTATAGTCCGTACTATTGGTAGTACTATTGGTTGTCTTATCTCCCCTCTTATCGGTTGGTTTATCGGGCGTATTATCTACCGTATTATTTACGGTAGTCATTACGGTAGTTTTAAACTCCTTCACAAAAGAATAGGAACTAACAACACGTCTACTTTTACCAGATTTATAATAAATCAATCCTGCGTTTATCAAAGACTCGCGAGCTTTTACAAGTGTTCTCTCGTTCACGTTAAGCGCAAAACAAAGTTCAATGTTCGAGCAATCGAAAACGTCCCTCCAATCTTCGCCATTACAAATAGCCACTAATTCGTAAAATAGGGCTTGTTCGGTGGCGGTAAATCTGAAACGTCGTCTCGCTTTTCTCATCTTCTCAGTTAGCGTATATCCGTCTATATTCATCACACTTATAAAGTCTATCGCGCTACATAATAACTACAAATCCTTATCCCTATGGACCGCCCCACTTTAAGGACGGAGCAATAACAAATAAAATTCTTCTCTTCTCCGCCATTCCGACACGTCCGGCAATCGCTTTTTTGTACCTGTGTTGTTTTCTTCGCCATTTTATACCTCCTTTATTCTGATTCCATGAACGTAAAGCATGAGCTTCCGTTTGATTATATACTCCTTTGTTCGAACTCCTTTCGTATCCTCAACGACATACTCGCCATCTCGATAATAAACGAAGTCCGCGATATAGTAAACGCCTCGTTCTAGAAGTTCCTTTTTACGCAGCATCTTCCGCACTCCCTGCACTTCATAGAAACGATATTGAGGCGAAATAAGCTCGTATTTTACTTGCTCTTGCAATCCGGTTATAATCCCCTTCTTTTCGAGTAGTTTCAACTCCTTAGCGCGCCGATACTCCTTTTTAGAGTCGTATCCCTCTATCTTTACATTGTTATACTTTGCCATGTCTTTATTTTGGTTTGTGAATGTGGATAAGCTCGGATTTGAACCGAGATTTGTCGCAGACCGCTTGCGAACGTCCGTCACGATCGGAACCAATTCCACGCACTAGGGTGGAGCGTTTACCAATTCCGCCACTTATCCGATTTGCCGGGACTTTCACCCGGCACGTTGCTACTTAGTTATTTTCAAAAAATCGGGAACAATTCCATATAATGCCGTTTTTCCGTCCCAACGATCAATAAACTGTTTGTACAAAATTTCTTTAGTTAATCCTCTTGATCGAATGATAGCCTGTTCTGTTTTTAGTTGCTCCAACTCATTTAGCTTCTTTTGTTCTTCGATCTGTTGATCTAATACAGAAATGTTCGTATTCACTTCATTACGACTATCTATTTTTTCACGTACCTTTTCCGAAAATTCTAATTGTGCAGAAAAAGTTAGTAACTGTAATCCGCGTTTTTCAAATTCCGTTTCGATTATTTGCTCTAACCGCCTTTCAAAAATTAATGATCCTCCGTCTGCCATTAAACTATCTGTTTTATGTTTCCGACTCTCTTCTTTTATTAAATCGTAAATACGCGGTTCTAGTATATTATCTTCGAGAGAACTCATAAAATCGCCTCCATCGCTAATATGCTTATTATCAAATACAACATCAACCGCCCTTTCTTTGATTACTTTGTATGAATATGTCGGACGAGCTTTAAACTCTGTATTATCAGCCGCTTTTAACGTAATAGGTTCGGCAAAATCGCCCCTTTGGTCAAATAATGGAACTTGAAAAAGTTCTGTTCCCCATTCCCAAGTTGATACACGCCCCGTTTTAATAGAAAAGTCTTTTTTCCCGTCTTTTCCATAGTTTTCCATGAAAACACCCGCATAATTAGGAGCAACACGTTCGCATGAAGCGAACAAGATCACGGCAACAAATGCCAATAGTAAAAACTTAAAATCTTTCATTTTTTAAAATTTAATTAGTTTGTAAATTAAGAAGATTACAGCCGATAAAATAACCATAATGCCCATCCATGCGCTAACATGGTTAAATAGGCGGTTTCCTATGAGGATAGCTATCGCGGCTATTAATAGCATCCAATGTCGTTTAATCATGTTTTTGTTGTTCTTTGTCCTCCACATGATACGGATAAACATCTACAATCGCCGTTTCTTTCAACGAAATCGAAGAATAATCCGCCATCGTTCCTTTCATACCTTCGTCGAGTTTCTTCATTGCGTCGTGGATGTCTGCGGCTTGTACCAGAACATTCGTATAAGTCCGCTTTTCTTTGCCGATTACTTCGTCCACCGTAATAAAAGCGAGTCGTCCGGCATACCATTTATCGGCAGAATCTTCTTCGCTCGTAAATATCTCGCTATAATGTGCGCGGGAAATGTCGGACACTGTAAACTCACCGGAGATAAACGGAGTCATTTCTTCGGTTATTCGCGCTTCTGCTTCGGTAAAACTCAGCGCATCGACTAAATACGGTTCTGTTACTTTCTTTTGCATTCCGTTTTCCATTACTTTTTCGTAACGGATTTTTGTTAAAAACCAAGTGTGCATCATAAATTCATTTCTTTAATTAGTTCGATTAAACCCTCATAAGGGATATTATATTTCTCTGCGAATTTTATTTTGTCTATAATCTTTTGCTCTAATGTGCTGGTTTCTGACAACGAACATGTTAGGCACCCATGAGACATTTTTATATTTTCTATAACTCTAGATTTACTCATTAATTTCGTGTTTATTAAAGTGTTTATAAAAAATGTGATTAATCGTGTTGTGTTAGTGTTGTGACGGTTATTTCTTTGTCAGTTTGCGTATTTCTTTCCGTAGCTTATAAATCTGATTTTTGATCGGTACGCTGTTTTTCGCATCCGGCTTTAACGCTTCGATCTGTATCTTTAATTCTAGGACCGATTTTGCCTTATCGACACAATCAAGTAAATCCAGACCGGAACGAATAGATTCGTCTATCATTTCACTAGCTAACCGGATACGGTCATAGAGTTTCTTTATATTCTCCACATGATCGGCGCGATTCATTTCAAGTATCCGACCGTCGTTCACGTAGCCATCATAAATGACATAATACAACTTATCTACGTCCGTGAGACCGAGGAAATGACCGAGGAACTGCCAATAATATTCGTCTTTTTCGTCGATGGTATTCCCGAATTGCAAAGATTCGATTTTACCCTGCGACATCGGGCATTTGATTTCGCCTAGAGCGATAACTTTCCCGTCGAATCCATACACATAGAAGTCGGGTGAATCTCCGAACCCTTCAAACGGTTCATTGAAAACAATGTCGTAAAAATCGGTTGTACACGACTTGATCTCGTTCATTAATTGACTCCGTACCCACTCAACCGCTAACGGTTCGTTGTCGTGCCCCCAATCAAAAGCCTTTGCACTTCCGTTTTCTCGCATCATCCCGGTCCTACGCTCGTATCGTACTAAATACATCGCATCCAACGCGGCTTTACCGAACGGACATCCTTTGCCCGCTTTCATCAAATCGGGAAGCGTAGAGGCTGTTATTTTGCCACGTCTCTTTTCTTTCCATTCAAATTCCTTTTGTTCACTTGATTTCATGTGCTACTAATTCTTTGATTTGTTCTTTTGTTAGTTTGTATTTCATTTGGACTTGCGCAACTGTATAGCCGCCCGCCAATGCGTCTAGAATGTTTTTCCAGATCACCGATCCAGTTTCAACCGCAGATAGTGAAGTTTCAACTTTCGGGATGAATGGACGAATACGGAGCGAATCAACCTTTTCGCCGAAAGCGTCCACCATTACCGCGCCAATCTGAATTTGCTTGTTTATCCATTCCTCGAAATTCGGTGTTTTGAAAATCTTCGTCATAGTTTTGCAGTTCGTCCGGTTGAGGATCATAGGTTTTACATTCTCGAAGAAGTAAGCGACGAAGCATTCTTCTTTCTTTCCAGACGCACCGACTACCTGTTCTCTTTTCGTTTCGCGGATGGTGAGAATTATATCTTTACCGTCCGGTAGGCTGTAAGCGCCTAAATAGTCATAATTAAATTGAGTTTTCCAATGTGTCATAATTTATCTATTTTTTATTGACTGTTTTCATTTTTAGCAAAGAGAGAATGACGGCTTCCTCATTTTGAGTTAAATTTGCAACAAGCAATTTTAGTACCTGATATTCTGATTTAAATCCGTATTTTACGACTATATTTAAAAGCCTTTCGCGAGTCTCATCGTCTAGTCTAGTTCTAATCATTTTATTTTTAGTTGCCATGTTCTTATTATTTAAAAGTTATCGTTTCCACCTTGATAAAGCGACTCATAACAGCGAGCGCAAACAGTGATTATCTTTGTACCGCGTCTGCCGCGTTCATACGTTTCGACTTCTATTTCGATCTCTTCGCCCGGTTCGATTTCCTCGCCGCAATCTTCGCAAGTTAGAGTATCAGCAGGACACGCGCCTAGCACCGTACACATTCGACAATTACCGATACATTGATGATTCGCCGCCATGTCTTTTTACGTTTATATAGTTACAGACTAGCACATAGATAATCGTTAGAAACACGATCAGAAGTGCGATGATAAGTTTGCCCGGTTTCGGTTCGCCTTCTGCGAGGCTGCACGCTAGGAGCATTAAGATGATAGCGATAGGACTTTGTTTGAGTGTTAGCATGATGTTTTGTTTTAGTGTGTTATACTACTTTATTACTTTGTATGAATCTATCTATACTTGATATATCATACCAGATCATCTTCCCGAATTGGGAGAAAGAAACGAGTGCATTCTCTCGGAGTGTTCTTAAAAAGTCATCCGAGCAACCTATGTAGGATTTTGCCTCGTCTTTGCTGAGCCATTTCTTTGCGATTGGTTCAACTTTTCCGATTGCTTTAGTTCTTCCCATTGTTTGTTATTCTTTGCGTTCAACATAAATATTATCTCCGTCGATCCAAGTTCTAAAAATCTTATCTTCATCGGTTTTTAAATCGGATGCGGTTGTTCTAACTGATTTCCTTCGATTACGTGGAAAATCGGTTCTTTGCCCTACTTCCATCGCTTGCAATGTTGGTTTAATTGGTGTCGTGTTCATTCTTGTTGTTTTCATAATTCCTTTGTTTTATTTGTTAGTTCTTTATTGATTGATTAACTTTGATGCGACAAAGATAGGCGACTATACTCTACTATGCAAATATCTAGTAGAATATATTCTATTAATTAACCTTTATTAGTAGACAACAGTATGACTATAAAAGAAAAAATTCAGAAATACATTGATTATAAAGGAATTAGTGTATATAGATTAGAAGCAGAAGCTGGATTATCTAAGGGATATTGGGGGAAGACCAAAAGTATATCCGCCGATATTGCAATGAAAATTAGTAGAGTATACGGTGATATATCAACCGAATGGCTTCTGCGGGATAAAGGCGAAATGATTAAAAATGCAGAGCGAGAACAAAAAACAATCGAGATTTCCGAATCTGCAATAAGCGAAACAAAACGAAAAGGAGCATTAATATACGACATAGACGCAACATGCGGCTTAAACGGCAGAGACATAGAATTTACAGACGAAAAAGTGATAGGAAGTATAGACGCGCCGGAGATTAACCCGGATTCAAAGATCATATTCGCTACGGGCGATAGCATGCAACCTCTAATAGCTTCGGGCGATAGGGTAGTAATTAGAAAAATCGAAAGTTGGGACTATTTCAACTACGGACAAGTATATTTAATTATAACGAATGAATACAGACTTATAAAGAGAGTTCGTAGGCATCCTAAAGATGCAGATAACTTAATCCTGCTTCGTAGCGAGAATCCAGATTATGACGATATAGATTTGCCGAAACGGGAAATTATTCATCTATTCATTGTAGAGAACATTTTATCAATCAAAAACATATTATAAACCACACAATAACAAAACAACATGAAGAAGCTATTATCATATTCAACTGTATTTTTTCTCGTTTTTTGTCTGTGTTCATGTGGGAAAGGAATAGTAGAACAGGGCGAATCGGGAAGCGGCAATCAAGCAACAGACGAAGCGTATCAAAAAGCGCAAGAAATATATAGGCTTACAGGGTGTAAGGTCATAAATGCACAAACAATCAATACTTTGAATGAAGTTTTTATTGATAGCAAAGGGTATAAGTATCTTTATGGCGCAAGAAATGCAGGAATCAATAAAGTTTTTTGGTTTTCAAAATATGATTTAAAAGGGGACTTGATATGGGAAAATAATACACATCCCGAAAATGAGAATTATTCATGGGCATATCTACCCAAAGAATTATCGAATGGAAATATTATTGTAGGATGTGTTGTCGGAGAAGATGATAGCCCAACTTCTATGGCTAAAACTATGTTTCCAACAATTCTATCACAAGATGACGGATCTGCAATTTTTATAAAAGTATTGGACAGGTATTTATATTCATATATTAATGTATATGATAACTGTTTTATTTGTGGAATAGACAAAGAAGAGATTGCTCTAAACCCTAACGCAACCCTATGGTTCTCACAAATATCAAATAATGGAAATATAATTCAATCAAAACGAGAGATGGAATTGCCATATGGAAATACTATCTGGAAAGACGAAACAAACTTTGTTTCTGCAAATAATGCAATCATAACAAGGGGAAATACGGCTGACATTACTAAAACTTGGAAGTTTTATCCACAGTTACCCTATTATAATTCATACAGTTCACATTTATCATTTGAGAAAGACAATATAATAGCAAGCTATGACCTTACCACTGTAGATGGAGTAGTAAAGTATACATATAAGATTTTATACAACACAGGGAGAGTTATTGAATCTAATAACCCCAATGACGAAGATAAGTTTGATTATTTGGATTTTGGGAAAGAATATTTAGCACCTGACAATATGACTGTCACAATGAACTCAATAGACATAATAAACAACAATCAAGGAACTACATATTACAAGATAGATTACACTTTGAAAAACAATACTAAATCGGATATAATACCAGAGGGCAGCTTTGAGGCGTACTACAATTTATTCACCAAAGGAGAGTTCCAAACTGGATTTTTTAACGATTTATTCCCCGGAGAGTCAAGGATGAGAACGTACACATTTAAAACTCTATCAAATGCTCCATTTATGTTTATTCAATATAAGCATGAATGGAATGGTTCTGAATCTGAAATTTTGAAGACTTCTTTAAAATGGAAAGCTGATTCCAATGAATAAACCAAGTTAATTCATCGCAACAAATATCAACCACTAAAACAAACTAGCATGAAAAAACGAATCAAATCATATTGGAGTAACTGTTTGTCAATAGCTGCAATTATATGTAGCGTGATATCATTGATTAGATGTGAGCCTTTTGCATTTACTGACTCATGTCTATCATGGGTAATAGGTATATCAATAGCCTTGACAAGTATAGGAGTGGTAATAGTATTAGGATATCAGATATATAATTCTGCCACTTTGGATAAAAGAATGAAAGAAATGTTCGACGAAAGAACAAATAAAGTGAAAGAAGATTTGTCTATATCTGCTGCTAGAGCTTCCGCCGCCACTCTATACCAAGCTACTGGCATTGGCATAAAAGTGGATTATGTAACTAAGGACTTTTCGGGTATGATAAGGACATTAAAAACTATGTTGGAGTATGCAATAAACTTAAATGATGCGGAAACATTAAGTGATATTGCTAGGCTTATTGTTAATTCATGGGAACTTATTAATCGGGAAAAATCGCACGATAAACGAGTGGATAGTACTCTTTTAGGTATTGCACTAGAGGTTCTGCCTCGGCTTTCCGCTTCTGACGTTCAAGTTCCTCGGCTTTTTGAGATGATAAATCAGATACAATCCGAGAAATCAAATACACCCCAGAGCCAAAAATAAATATAGCAAGTGGCGAGAAAATCAATAATATTACAATGCCAGAAATCCATTCCATAAGATAAATTTTAATTGTTAATAAATAGATCGGTATTATTTTTTTTCAAATAAGATAAAGAAGCAGGAATAAAACTTTGCTCTCCGGTTCTGATATAATTATAGAGTCTATCTGATAATTCAAGCAAGGTCATGTCTTCCATATCGCGGAATCCCATAGTTTTAACCTGTTCTTTCTTGGCAAAGATTAATACAGCTTGCTCAACGCAAAATGTTCTTAGTTCTTCATCTGTCATAATAGTACTTTTTACTATTAGCCGGATAGATTAGAAACAGATAGCTTTAAATTCAAACGAATAAAGTTTGCTATTTTTGATTGATTGATTAACTTTGTAACGCAAAAAGTTCTTTGAAAGATTCGCATGCAATAAATGTATTCATAGGTCATGGCATTTATTTTGATTTCTCAATGCAAATTTAATGCAAATGATTCTTAGATCATAGATAAAGGCTTAATAATCAGTGGGATTAAAATTAGGAAATTACGTCTCTCACGCATGTAATACGAGTTCGATTCTCGTACCCACTACTCTTATTTTAGTTAGCCTCTTACATTGAAGTAAGAGGCTTTTTTTATTGGGTTCATATCTCAAGAAATGGAATATAACGTAAAAGAATTAAAAAAGGTATTGATTGAACAATGCAAAGAAGAAGGTATTTATTACGCATTGATAGCAATCAACAAACAAACGAAAGAGATCGTTTTGCCACAAAGCCTTGATAACGCTTTAAATAATCCGGATTACTGCGTCTTTAAATGCAGGAAAGTGAAGGATGAATATAAAGTAGAAGAGGTAAAATAAGCATAATTAAAAAAGAAGGATATGCTTATTGATATTGTATTAAGATGTTAAAAGATTTAATAATTATTTGAGCATTCAAAGTTTTTTCTGTAAAAGAATGTTATATCCATGTAAAACGATTGTCTTTCACATGGATACCCGTCAATAAATGAAGAAAAACGCTGCTTACTTACATTTCTTCACTCTGCTCGTACAATTCAAAGTAAGACTCTTTATCAATCCGCAGTCGGACTCTGTTTTCCCGCTTCTGACCGGCCAGATTGATAAATAAATTGAAGTATAATTGACTAAAAGAGAGGTCGGAACGATCATAAGTGATATCGAAAGTACAGGTTCTTCGGAACGAATCGAAAGTCCCCAGCTTCATACCTCCCTTGCACATAAAGACTTCGGGGAAATTCGCAGGCGGATAAGGCTGAAACAAGCTGGCCAGCTGCGCATACACATAATCGATCATCCATTCGTCACCGGATACAAGCAATTCTCCTTTCAGACGAAGTTTGACTGCATATTTAGCTGTAACGTCCTGAGAAGTATAAATAGGGACCTGACTCTCCGACGGGTAATTGCCATCCTTATAGCCTAGACTCATGGTCAGTTTTGATTTACCCACTCCGTTGAAATCTGCGACGTTCTGATCTTTCTGTTGATTTTTCAAGTCAATCATAAACGTCAGTTTACCCAAAGTCGGGTCATTCGGATATTGAGCTATCGTATCCAGCACATAATCTTCTTCATTGAAACTTCGCGCTACCAATACATCCTCCTCTCCGACTTCCAACGCCGGACCTCCTCTTTCAATATCCACATCGCCTACAGGGTAATATATTGCATCATTATCTCTGACACAACCTGTCAGACAAAGCAGTAAAGCTGCCATTCCTACTATCTTATTCATTATCATATACATCCTTATTTTGGAGACAAAGATACATCTTTTTTGAATCAACTTGATTTATATCAACCGTTTTTAGTACTTTTGCACATAACAAGACTATAATGACATGGATACACTACTAAGAGAAACTGTAAATACCGTCGTAAATTCCCGCTTTCCCGAAATGAGTATAGAGGGACGCCGGCAGATAGAAAGCATCCTGATACGTGAAGAATATCCTAAAGGAGTGATCGCACTTAATGAAGGAGAAGTAGCCCATGAATTAGTTTTTGTCGGGAAAGGGATGCTCCGGCAATATTATTATAAAAACGGAAAAGACGTTACCGAACACTTCTCATACGAAGGCTGTATCCTGATGTGTATCGAAAGTCTGCTGAAACAAGTCCCTACCCGATTGATCATAGAGACACTGGAGCCTGCTGTCATATACCTGTTCCCTTATGACAAAATGATGCAGCTGACAAAGCAAAACTGGGAAATCAATATGTTCTATCGGAAGATACTTGAATATTCCCTGATTGTATCGCAAACCAAAGCCGATTCCTGGCGTTTCGAATCCGCCCGCGAGCGTTATAATCTATTGCTCGAAACTCATCCGGAAATCATCAAACGGGCACCTTTGGCACACATCGCTTCTTACCTGCTGATGACACCGGAAACATTGAGCCGAGTACGTTCAGGCGTTCTGTAGTTTTGTAATTTTGGAAGCTATCTGCTTTTCCGGTATTCTTTGGGAGACATACCGGTATAATGCTTAAAGTACTTACCGAAGAACGACTGGTTGGCAAAGTTTAAACGGTCGGCTATCTCCTGTATGTTCATGCTCGAAGAATTCAAGAGTGCCTTCGCTTCCAAGATCACTAATTCGTCAATCCACTCCCCTACCGTCTTCCCGCTGACTTCCTTGACAACTCCGGACAGATGTTTCGGCGTCAGACACAACTGATCCGCATAAAACTTCACGCTGCGTTCCGACTGATAAGACTGAACCAAAGATTCATAGAAGCGCTCAAATATATATTCTTTACGACTTTTACTTTTGACAACGGCAGAAGCATCCGGAGCATAACTGTTGAAAATATTGCAAAGCTCAAAGAAGAAGCCCTGCATCAATCCCATTACTACCTCCCTACGGTACCTATCGTCTTTATTTTTCAATCTCTTTCTGATGAAAGCATGATACTCCTTAATCATCTCCTGCTCGTGCAGATTGAGATCAAAACAAGGGTAATCTTTCAGAAAGAAAAAGAATGAAAGCACATTACCAACTTTGGGCAATGATTCCAACAGACTTTTTGATACAGCAAAGAAAATCCCTCTGAAATTGGAACTGAACTGACGATGTTCGATAATCTGATTGGGCAACGCAATAACCATTCTGCCCGGAATCAGTTCAAACTCACGCAGACTGATATTAAAACGAGTAGAACCTTCCAGACAAAGTCCGATGCTCACCACTTCCAGTTTACTGGGGCCATTATAAAGGGAAATAACGCTCTCCGTGTCGAAGAGCGCTATATCATTGCCGACCACATCAATACTACCCGGATCTATATGTTTAGAATGAACTACCGAAGAAATACCTATCTTAGGAACAACTTGCATATCCATACACTCTCTCTTTTGGTTGCGACAAAGATACCAGTAATAATGAGATATTCAACCTAAGGAGAGAGATTATCTGTCAAAAAGAACACTTTTGCCTACTTATTGACTATCTCCGAATAAAAACTTATAATCACGTTCGGCAGCCGGAACAGTCCACTTTTCAGGAACGAATTTCCATTGGTTCAATGCCTTCGGGTCCATAGTACCTTTCTTTTCTATATAATTCATCAGATAGAAACGAAGATCCTTATCCGTAGAGAAGATGATACGCTCTTTCAATTTCTCCTGCGGGATGCCTGATCCTTTCGTCAGCAGTTCTCCACCGCCATTCCCCCGGTAAGAGTTCAAAGCCACCTTATAAATCTTATCCATGAGGAAAGGACTGCCGTCTGCCATGCTGATAATCGTAATCTTTTCCCCTTGCGGCTTGGTGACGTCTACGGTATAAATAATTCCCGATGCTGAATCAAAATTGAAGCTGAAATTTTGGAAAGAAGCTCTGTCCTCCGCACCTTCGCGACGTTTCTCCTTAAACCAGAGCAGATGATCGTCCAGAGACTTCATCCGGTTGGTCCACATGAAATAAGACATTTCCAGATAATCCTTGATTTCTTTTCCGGATAAAGTCATCATATATAGCATATTCTCATACTTATACAGATTGAACATATCACTGACAAACACATCCCCTTTATTTATTTTCGCATCAAATGAAAGCGGTGCCGCAAAGGATATCTCCGCACCGGTGATTTCAAGCTGCAAGGTATGGATCAAGTCGATAAAAGCAGACGATCCGAAGAAAGAAGGACGGGTCGAGATACTTTCAGTGAATGTACCGATCTTTTTAGAGACAAAGTTACGGACAGTGTCATATTGAGGAGCAAAATTCTTCATAAAGTCCTCACTGATTCCATAATCTTTCGTTTCGGTCAATACTCCTTTTATATCTTTGCTGCGCACTTTCCCATCTTTCAGTTTCAAGGTCACATCGATGTTGGACAGAACAATTCCGTTGCTTGCCGGATCAATGACCAGTACCGAATCACCTGCCACATTCATCACTTTCTTACATTCGCGCGCATGATCGTGTCCCATCAGTACAATGTCAAATCCGGGGACATTCTTCGCCACACTCAGAGAAGCGTTTTCATTATACTTGCCGGACATTTTGAAAGCCTCCTGCCCCGCATGGAACAAGCCGATCATCAAGTCCGGATTCTCTTTTTCACGGATGATCTTCATCCATTTGTGTGCAGTCTCCTCCATGTCGTCGAAACGCAGTCCCTTCCACAGGTTCTCCGAGAGCCATGCAGGGATAGCAGGGGTGATCATTCCAAGGATTACGATTTTCACTCCGTCACGTTCCATGACCTTATAAGGAGGAAGATGAGGTTCTCCGGTCGATATATCGATGATATTAGCTCCTAATACGGGAAAGTCACAGGTATTTATCCAGCGGTCGAACACGGCTCGGCCTGTCTCCACATCATGATTACCCATATTTCCGGCATCATATTTCATGTAGTTCATTATTTCCGCGCATAGGTGGGGTGATACTGTATCTATATAATTATAGTAATAGGCAGTCGGTTGCCCCTGCAATATATCGCCGTTGTCGAGTAAAATAAGATTCTCCTTATATTGTTCGCGTTCTTTCTCCACAAAAGCGTATATTCGTGCCAGACTGCCCTGCCAATCCTTACGGGTAATAAAATTATAAGGATAATAATTACCATGTACATCACTTGTCTGTACAATTTTCAGCTTCACTACTTTTTCCTGTGCGGCAATTGAGAGCACGAGGCAAAGAAGCCATACGTAAACACATGCAAATCGTTTCATTCTTTTTCTATTTTAAGCGGATGTGAGAACATGAACCGTGCACCTCCCGTATATTCGGAGTCGATCCATATATCCCCTTTCCATTTATGCACAATCAATT